CTTCGACACCGTTCCCCACGACAAACTGAAAGCCAAACTCAGGAAGACAATCCATGATGAAAAAATGCTGGATTTGCTCTTTCGGATTATCGACGTAACCGACGTCGGGATTCCGTTAGGCTTTTACACTTCCCAATGGCTTTCCAACTGGTATTTGCAGGGCCTCGACCACTATATCAAAGAACGGTTGGGAGCCGTGCACTATATGCGCTACATGGATGATATGGTTATCTTCGGCAGTAACAAGAAGGTTTTGCACCGGACAAGACAAGCAATTTCCGATTATCTCGAAAATGAGCTTGGGCTTTCACTAAAAGATAACTGGCAGGTTTTTCGGTTCTCATATGGGAACGACAAGGGGCGCGACCTTGACTTCATGGGATCCCGATTCTTCAGGAACCGAACTATACTTCGTAAAACCATCATGTACAAGGCCACGAAAAAAGCCAGAAAACTTTCCCGAAAAGAGAAACCAACGATACACGACGCCCGTCAGATGCTGTCATATCTCGGCTGGATTGACTGCACCGATACTTACAAGATGTATCGGAAATGGATTAAACCATATATCAGCTTTAAGCAACTGAAACGCAAAATCTCGCAGCATGACAGATACGATGACCGAAGAGTGTACCTAAAGCTTGTCAAACCTTACAGCTCGAAAGGAGGATAAGGCGTATGGAGCTAGACTACCGATATGTCGAGAGCACGGTCAAGCCGTCTGCCCTTGAAATCAACGACGGCACGGTTTATCTGCGAAAAGACTATTCCGAAATTGTCCGAACCACTGAGCAAAACGAAGAAGTCACTTACTGGACATACCAAGAGGCCCAGATTACCACGCAGGAATTCAACGAGTATGTCAACATGCTCATGGCTCAAAATGCGATCAAGGGTCAGAACGATTCCGAGAACATCGTCAGCCTTATGGTTGGACAGGAAAACAACGACAGCAATCAGCTCGCCGTAATGGAAGCGATTGCCGATCTGTACGAAATGCTTTTGCCAATGTAGGAGGTGCCGGTTATGGTTAGTCTTTACTGCACGCTTATCATCAATAAGCGAAGAACATTCGACCAAGTCCCGGAGAAAATCCAGGGCGAAGTTGAAACCAGACTCAGGGAACTGGGTTATGATGTCAACGGCGATCCTGTTGCCGGGGAGGTCTAACCATGTTCTATATACTCACAAAACTATTTGTAGGAGGTAGTAAAATGGTAGCATTGTATGTTGCACTGATCGTCAACGACCGCAGGACCTTTGAGCAGGTTCCGGCCAAACTGAAGGCTGCTGTGAAGGCAGACCTTGAGGCTATCGGCCTCGACGAGAACGGGAACGCTATTGTAGAGTAACCCGTTGGCGAGAGGAGGGGCCTGCTTCATCGTGGGCCCCAATTCTCTTTCTTTTAAGAAGCTGTAGGGGGTATTTTCCGTAAGCTTCTTTATTTGTTTTATAAGGAGGACGATGCGAAAGATGGAACCCTGGCTTCAAATGGTGGTGACAATTGTTTGTGCGGTCATCGCTTCTTCCGGTTTTTGGGCATTTATTCAAAAGAAAAACGACAACAAAGATGTAAAGTCGCAGATGCTTATCGGGCTTGCCCACGACCGCATTATATTTCTCGGGATGCATTACATCGAGCGGGGATGGATTACACAGGACGAATATGAGAATCTTTACGAGTACCTGTATAAACCTTATGAAAAACTCGGCGGGAACGGCTCGGCTAAGCGAATTATGACCGAAGTGAATAAGCTGCCTATCCGAAAGTCGACTTACCAGCCGGAAGAGGTGACAGACCATGAATAATTGTTGAAAATGGAGGTGATACCATGAGTTACAGTGTTTCGGGTACAACGATCACGCTAACCAGAGGAGACACTTTTGTGGCGCTCATTTCTATCACCAAACAGGACGGCACGCCATATGTGCCAAATGATGGCGATAAAGTACGGTTTGCCATGAAAGCAAAATATGAGGATCCAGAACCGCTTGTGGTGAAAGATATCCCGATTGATACGCTTACACTTACTCTTCTTCCGGAGGATACGAAAGACCTTTCGTTTGGAAAGTATGTTTATGATATTCAGCTAACGAAAGCCGACGGAACTGTGGATACCTTTATCACAAAAGCAACTATTAAAATAACAGAAGAGGTAGATTAGTATGAGCGGATTAAAAGCGTTCGAATCAATTCGCGGTACTATTTCGGGAGAATCTACCTTATCGGGAACATTGTCCGTAGCTACAGGACAAGATTACGACATCTATTCCGGAGAGTATGAGATAATTCCAGACGTTGAAGATGAACAGACGCTGGAAACCGCTCACAAATTGCTTACGGATAATATTGTTGTCGCCAAAGTTCCTTACTTTGAGACCAGCAATGATTCGAACGGAAATACCGCTTATATTGGAAAGGAAGTGTAGTTTATGCCAGAAACAAAAGCAATCAATAAAGTTATATATGGTGGAAGAGTCCTTATTGACTTGACTGGCGATACTATTACCGCTGACAAGCTACTTGCTGGATATAAGGCACACGGAGCAGACGGTAATATTGTAAATGGTACTTGCGATTATGATATGAATACGCAAGACGCTAATGCTACCGCTGCTGAGATTCTGTCAGGTAAGAAAGCCGGCGTTGGTGGTCAAATGGTTACAGGTGCCATGAAAAACAATGGTGCCGTAGAAGGGACCATTTCATCCAAAGATGAGGAGTATACTGTTCCGCAGGGCTTTCACGATGGTTCGGGCAAAGTAAAAATCCATGCTGACGAAAAGGCGAAGCTTGTTGCAAACAACATTCGGGAAGGCGTTACGATTCTTGGTGTTGCCGGCAGTATGACCGGAACCGAAGGGGCCAATCCGCAGGCTAAAACCGTTACACCAAGCACCAGTCAGCAGGAAATCCTTCCGGATTCTGAGTCCGGGTACAATTATCTTTCCCAGGTTACTGTTTTGGCTATCCCTTATTCGGAGGCGGAGAACCCGCAGGGAGGCACGACTGTAACAATCGGCTAATGAGAGGTGATGGCGATGTCCTTTAATAAAGTAATCTATGGAGGACGAACTCTTATCGATTTGACTGCCGATACCGTAACGGAAGATTCTTTGCTAGAGGGCTACACCGCTCATAAAGCGGACGGTTCTGTTATAACAGGAAAATTCAAAGGTGGAAGCGAGACGGAGGAAATAGACCGAATCCTTACTTCCGGCTTAACTGACGGATATAAATATTTTCTGGATGATGGAACCATTATAAGCAACGATAAAGCAGGCAACCTCAAATTAACCAAGACTTTTTCGAATAATTTTAAAACCTGCACAACCATTTTGACCAACGAAGATGGAACCGAATTAGGACGAACGGTAAAGAATTATTCGGACGATTATCTTGTTATAACCACCATCGATCATTTAGGGCGCAAACTTGTCAAGACATTCAACACGGCATTGAAGACTTGCGTTTCCGTCCTTATGGACGCGGAAGGAATACAGTTGGCTAGGCAGACTAAGACCTTCTCGGACGATGGTTCAGTCATCGAAACAGAGGTTGTTTACGGCAGTCAAACGACGTAATAAAAGTGTATACACCTCGATTTATTCCTACACTATACCTGCATTTGGGCCGAAAAACCCAGAATTTCCGGGCATTTTTGTTTCTACCATAGAAACTTACCTTAATTTACCCACTGCTAAAGCCCAGTAAATACGCGGTTTTAAGAGCAGTTAGATGTGAGAAAAAGCCGAGAAATGTAGGTAATTCATCTATCATTCCTGCATTACTCCTATACACTTATTCCTATACAAAAGAGAGCCTCCTTGTGGTATCGGATGCCTTAACCGGCGTCCCGCTGCGAGGAGGCTTTTTCTTTGTTATAGGCAAAAAATACAAGCTATTTTATTTTTTCTATTTCGTCTTTTAGCCATTCAAATTCTCTCTGTGTATAAACCTTTTCGGTTATATCGGAAATCTTATGTCCTACCATATATTTAATGGCGTATTCATCAACGCCGTATTTTTTAGCCATGGTAACAAAGTGTTTGCGTCCGTCATGGGGTCTATGCTCCGGATTAAGTTTCAGTTCGTCCCGAATCATTCCAAAAGCCTTTTGATATCTGTTGTAGGTCAAAGCCGTATTTTTGACCCTGCTGCTTGGATTAGCGTAATTGAACAGATATACGCTTCCCATTTTCTGAGCCTCTTTATAGTGCCGTTCTACCAAGTGTCTTATTTTTGAGTGGATAGGTACAACACGGTTAGTACCCGCATCGGTTTTCATTCCTCCGCTGAATGTGCCATTTTCAAGATCCACGTCTTTCAACTCCAGCAAACCAATTTCCTGTGGCCTCCATCCGGAATAGCACTGAATCAAGATAACGTCTACATACATTTTATCATCTACATGCTGCCAGAGCAGGCTTGAGGCAGAAAGTAGCGAACTGACGGACATAGGCGGTAAGGTAAGCAAGTTTTATTGCCCGGTGTGCCGAAAAGAACGATACATAACTTGGTCGAACTTGCAGAAGAAAATCGCCTATGAGGGTTCGCAAGAATAACAAGCTCCTTTATGAAAGGAGTGTAAAAATATGCACATTAAAATTACATTTGACAAAAGCAGTTCGTCATGGGAAAAGGATTTTGAGTTTAACAAACTTTTTACTAAATCCAAGGTAATATACATCATGGATTGTTACAGGGCTTATGGCTACATTTATCTGAATAAGATATATGAGCTGTTCGGCTTAAAATGGAATCCATATAATGATAATACTTACTGGATATGGGAACGAGATGGAGAACTCGAAATATCTATTATTTATGACGAGAAACTCGGAGAAAGAATTTACATCGGCATATTACACAATTCCTAACAAAAGATTGGGCCGCTAACAACGGCTCTTTCTTTTTATCCTAGATTAGAATTCAGTACGCAGGTGACGGAAAAACATGTTAAATTGATATCTGAAAAATTCCCCGGGTTGAAAATTTGGAAAAACATTTTAAAAGGAGGACGCACATGAACTTGGCAATCATCTTTACCCTCGGCGTTTTGGTAGGCGCCGTTTTTACGGGTATCGTATTTCGGCTTTTCTCAGTTGGAACACTTCGAGTCGACCATTCAGATCCGGATGGTCCTTTTTTATTTTTGGAACTATCGAAGCAGGTTGAAGCTGTGATTTCAAAAAAGTATGTCGTGCTGAGAGTCAAGGCTAAAGACTTCATTCCGCACAAATAACACTTCCTTTTATGGAACCCAGTAAACGAAAGGAGAAATACAAAATGGGCGAAGAAATTAAAAATTTGTTAGAAGAGGAAATCAAGAACGAAATCGAAAACTTGGCTTCTCTCGAACCAGGAAGTGAAAAACACTCTACAGCAGTGGAAAGCTTGGCGAAACTTTACAAGGTGAAGCTCGATGAAGACAAAACTTCAATGGAGTATCTGGATAAAACTCAGAATCGTGAAAGCGATGAGGGCTTTAAGATTGCTCAGATTGAAGAGAATATCAAAGATCGGTATGTCAAAATTGGTATTGCTGCCGCCGAGCTTGTGCTGCCGTTGATGTTCTACGCATTCTGGATGCGAAAGGGATTCAAGTTCGAAGAGAAAGGGACTTATACCTCTACGACATTCAGAGGTTTGTTTAGCCGTTTTAAACCAACCAAGAAGTAAAATGGTTCCGAAACGAGGAGTTCGTGGATATTACACGGCCTCTTCGTTTTTCTCCGTTAAAATCGCATCCGCTATTATGAGAGATGTAAAAGTGCTTTTTATCTCTTGATAATTCAAAGGTGGCGGTTATACTTAGAATTGCCACACGGTATCAAGGAGGTAATTTGCAATGAGCTTTTTTAACGACGCGCAAAAGGACGCATTACTTACTGGCAGGTATATTTGCAGTAAATGCGGAGCAAGAATGCAGTTCGAGGATGAATGGGAAGATATATTGGTATGCCTCGAATGCGGCCATTCCGTAGAATTGGAACGGTACGGAATGGAAGACGATGAGGAATATGAAGCTCTGTATCCTACCAGAGAAGAGGTTTGCGGAGAATTTGACGAAGATTAAATAAGATTATTAGTAAAAGGGAGAGGGTCCTGACGAGGGCTCTTTCTCTTTTCTTTTTGGTGGTGTATATGAGATACCATTTTGATAAACCGGAAATCTATCTGTCTATGTACGGAAGCCGTTATATTTGCGATCATCCCGTTTACAACAGTTGCACGCTATACACGATCGGAGAAAAAGGACTGGCCGTGATACAGCAGAGATTTGATGCGGAAACCAAGAGTACATGGTGGAGTGAGGTTGACCCGTGGATTACCGACGCTTTATATTTGCACCCCAATTTTCGGGAATACTTTGACGCCCGTTCCGGAACTTGTACAGACGGCCTCTACCCCACCGTTACTGTCCGACAAATTATGTGGGCGCTGAAAATGAAACCTATCAAACGGGAGCGATGGGAAACAGTCTTTGACAGACGGGAAATTTAAGTTCGCAAAAATCGCATCTTCTTTTACGGAAATCAATGGGTATTTGAAAGGAGTAAAAGGAGTATGGACGAAATGAAAATAGGGTCGAAATTCACGACGGGCATTCTGTCGAAGTTGATAGCTATGCTAATCCGAAAGAAGTTTGGGTATGATGTGGAACTCAAACTTAATGAGGTGAACGCAACGGTTATTGACGGAAAGACACATGTCCATCTGGATGTAGATGCTGAACTCGAAAAAGACGAACTTATGAAAATTTTAAAGAACATTGGTTTGTAAGGAGAAGGGCCGCTAATAACGGCTCTTTTCTTTTGCCGCGCGAAAATTACAACGCTTATTATGAGGGAAAGAGAGTAACCGATTAGGATAGTTGAGGTTGCCATAATAGTAAGTTTATGCTTGGCTTACATCTTTCTCTTTTAATTTTTTCACGAAAGGAGAAGACCATGAGCATCGATCAGCTTGAACTAATTTTGTATGACATGTATCACATGGATGCTTGGATGCCTCCGTTGTTCGGAAAATGGACAGAGGAATTCAAGAAAAGCAGTTATTCACAATGGGCTGTCGACGAGCTCAGAGATTTTATCGCCGAAAAAATATATCCGAGAACATCGGGATCAATCGATGAATTCTGTGAACTCGCCCACGAATTCATGGTGAAGATGTTTGCTTATTCAAAAGTAAATCCGAGAACAAGCCAAATATTTAAATCGGCCGGCAACATGGCTGTAGATATCCTGGATTTACTGAGAGCTATGAGATGAACGAAAGGAGAAAAACATGAAAGGAATTGTTTACATTCATTATGGCTCTACTGTTTTTGATTCTTCAAAAGGCTTTCCGATAAGAAACGAAGCTAACTGGAGCAAACCACGTGGAGGTCTTTGGGCTTCTCGCCAAAACTCGACTTTTGGTTGGAAAACGTGGTGTGAACAAGAGGAATTTAGAGACTGCGATGAGCATAATTCTTTTAAATTTCGACTGTGTGATAATGCAAAAGTAGCCGTTATCCATAATATGAAAGATTTGCGTTGTCTTCCCACCATTAAAAGCAGCACATCGAGTTTTTGGGATACTGTTATTGATTTTGAAGAATGTGTTAGACAAGGTTATGACGCTGTCGAGCTTTGTTGGTATGGGGACGAATATAGTGAGCAAAAAGCTGATGACATGTATTTCGGTTTGTATGGATGGGATTGCGATTCTATCGTCGTTCTTAATCCGTTAGCAATTATACCAATCTAAAAGAAAGGAGAAAAACATGAACAAAACCCCCGTTATTCAAAAGGCGCTGCACAAGTCGGGACTATATTTGAAAAAGTATTCTCCCGTTGCTTTATCGTGTGTAGCATCCGTAGGAGTAATCGTAACTGTTGTTACAGCCGTTAAAGCTACTCCAAAAGCTGTAGAACTTGTAAAAGCGGACAGCAGAAAAAATCACGATGGAGATCCATACGCCTACACCAAAAAAGAGGCGTTTATGTCAGCGTGGAAATGTTATATTCCGACCGCTGCTTTTGGCCTTTCCACGATAGCCTGTATTATGGGAGCCAATGCGCTTAATAGCAGAAAACAGGCCGCCCTGACAAGCGCCTACGCTCTTATCAACCAGTCCTATAAGGAATATAAGGACAAGCTGAAAGAGCTTTACGGAGAAGAGGCGCACAACGCGATTGTGGACTCCATCGTAAGCGAAAAGTGTAAAGACGTTTATATTTCGTCGCCAAGCTTTATCAGCAGTTCGAGTCTTGACTTTGGTGAAGGCATGGAACCCGAGATAATTCGTACTTTCTACGACAGCTTTTCCCAGAGGTATTTTGAGACAACCATCGCCAAGGTTATAGAGGCGGAATACCATTTGAACCGCAATTTTATGTTTCAAGGCGTAATTCCATTGAACGACTTCTATGAGTTCCTTGGGCTTGAAAAAACCGAACTTGGAGAAACGGTGGGTTGGTCGTCCTGCAACGGCGATATTTACTGGATTGATTTCAATCACCATAAATTAACGCTGGAAGACGGTATGGAAATCTTCGTCATTGACATGGTTTTCGAACCGACCGCCGAATGGATGGAAGATCTTTAAATCCGCAAAATTTACAAGCCGTATTATGAAAAGGAGGTAGCACTTTATGATTAACGCTAAAATGGTAAAAATTCTTGGTCTTGTCGCCACCGCAGTAGGTATGGGAGCAACACTGCTAACCGACTGGGTGAACGAAAAGAAAATGGAAGAGAAAATCGATGAACGCATTAACGAAAAGCTCGCCGCACTTAATGACGAAGAGGAAGAGTCCTAACAAGGGCTCTTTTTCTTTACTCGGCAAGCTATCGTGTACGATTCAGAGACGGCTGTTTCGATTATTAAAGAATATGTAGACCGGCATTTATTCAGTCCGTCGTTCTCATGGCCTAAAGATGAATTTGAAAAACGGTCGTATTCACAATGGGCCGCTTATGAAATTATCAATCGAATTATGGATAAGCCCTTTGAAATGCCTATCTGTATTATCGAAAGTTTTATCTGCGAAATGGCTATGTATGCTTGTTATGGCGAGGACGAGCATCGCAGTTTGATATTTCAGACGGCGGTTGAAACAGCCGAAGAATTGATTTTGTTATTTGTTTAAACGAAAGGAGAAAAAACATGAAGGGTAAAAACATTACTATTTTTGGTCTTGGAGCAATCGGTGGATTTATCGGAGGGAATGTGTTTGCATTTTATAAAATGTTACATTCCAAACGAATCAGAAAAGCACTTACTGACATTGTAGCCGATAAAATCGAAACGGTTCTTTATGGAGAAGAATGTCATTCCCCAAAGAACAATTCAAGGGTATCTTACAGCTACTATCACAAAAACAAAAACAGACGCAATAAATCGGATTTTGTTTTGGAAGATATATTGTTTGGAACTGAATCTGACGCTTTGTCTGTTCTTAGTTCAATGAAAGAAATTATCATCAATTACGGATGTGTTTCGATTGCTGACTATTATGATCTGGCTGGTGTATCAAACAATGTGTATACAAACACTAAATATGGATGGTTAGATCTTAAAGACGCAAAAGTTATCGATTCTATGGATGGGTATAAAATTAGCCTTCCTAAAGTGCTGATTTTAAATTAAGAAAGGAGAACTTAAATGGGAAAACACAGTTTATCCAGCATTGCCAAGAGTGTACGGACGGCGATGAAAAAGCATAGTCCGGAGATACTTACAGGTATCGGCATTGCTGGAATGATTACCACTACAGTCATGGCGGTGAGGGCAACGCCAAAAGCGCTGATTCTTATCGAGGAGAAAAAAGACGAACTTGAAACAGACCAGCTAAGCGGAAAGGAAATCGTAAAGACAGCATGGCCTTGTTATATTCCGGCCGCAATCGTTGGTTCGGTTTCTGTTTTCTGTCTTATTGGTGCCAGTTCGACAAATCTGCGTCGGAACGCAGCGCTTGCAACCGCCTATACGCTTTCTGAATCGACTTTAAAAGAATATCAGGAAAAGGTCGTAGAGGCGATTGGCGATAAGAAGGAGCAGACGATACGGGAATCGATGGCGAAAGAAAAAATCGTGAAGAACCCCGTTCGGGAAGTGATTCTGACCGAAAAGGGCGGAAATACCATCTGCTATGACGCTATCTCTGGAAGATATTTTAAGTCGGACAGAGATACCATCAACCGAGCCGTAAACGAATTGAACCGGCAAATGCGGGATGACATGTATGTAACGCTCAACGAGTTTTACTATGCGCTCGGATTAGACGGAACGAAATTGGGAGACGATCTGGGTTGGAATATCGAAAAGGGATATATCGAACTTGATTTTAGTTCCCATCTTGACGCGAACGGCACCCCTTGCCTGGTTATTGATTATCGGGTCGCGCCGGTTTACGATTATCACTGAGAAAACCGCGCGAAAAATACAATTGCTTTAATGGAAGAAGTTCCACATTTTCAGAATTTGAAAGGAGAACATAAAATGGAAAACAATGCGATTATGAACAACGAGGTTATTGAAACTACTGAGGAAGTCATCGAAAACACAGGTATGAGCAAAGGTATCAAGATTGCAGCAGGCGTTGGTTTGAGCGTAATTGTAGGCTTTGTGGTCTATAAGTACGTAGCAAAACCGGTGATTGCGAATATCAAAACCCAGATCGAGCTGAAAAAGATGGCTGCTGAGGAAAAGACAATCATTGTTGACGAAGCAGACGTTTCTACAGAAGAAAACTGAAATTTGAATCTGTGAAATTCGGACAAGGGAGAGTGCCTTAAACAAGGTGCTTTCCCTTTTTCTTTTTACCAAAAAGGAGGGTACGAGAATGAAAGCCTATTACTACGACGGACCAGTCATGCGATTTGAAAACTGCGTGCAGAATCGCTGGAAAGCATCTACCTACGCCCCGTCGGAAGCGAAAGCTAAGAGTAATCTTGCTTATCGGTATAAAAAAGAAAACGGCATGACGCCGAATACCAAAATCACTCTGCCTGGCAAATTGATCCCGGCTTAAGAAAGGAGAAACCTAAGTGGAGGAATACAAAACTAATTCAGATAAGTCTCGTCAAGAGCAGTCTGAGAAAAAAGTGGAGGCAGTTATCAGCGGAAAAGCGAAAACCCGAAAAAAGGGTGAAATGCAGAAATTCGCCGACGTTTTTATTGCCGAGGACGCCAACAACGTAAAGTCTTATATTTTGCTGGAAGTCATTGTGCCGGCAATCAAAAAGGCTATTTCTGATATCGTTACTACCGGAATCGATATGATTCTTTACGGTGAGGCAGGAAGAACAAGGAAAAACGGTTCTGCTTCCAAAGTATCGTATCGGAATTATTACGAACGGGAAAGCGAACGCACTCGCGCCGGCTCCGCTATCAAACGGACAAGTTTTGACTACGATGATATTTTGTTCGACACTCGCGGAGATGCGGAAGCAGTTCTGGATTCCATGAACGATATTATCAGCCAGTATGGTATGGTAAGCGTATCAGATTTTTACGATTTAGCTAATGTTGCGAACGACAACTACACAATGAACCGTTACGGCTGGACAAATATTGCCGGAGCAACTGCTGTAAGAGTTCGAGACGGTTATATTTTGAAACTTCCAAGAGCCATCCCATTGAACTGAAAGGAGAAAAAAACATGCTTGAGTGTAAAATCTGCGGATGTAAATTCAACGCTGTCGAGGAGCGTCATTATATTTCTCGGGACAACGGGAAAAGCGGGTTAGCAGTAGCTTTTGGCTCAGAACCCGAGGAAAAACTGTATGACACTTTTGACTGCCCTTCCTGCGGCTGCCAGATTGCGGTTCAGGAACGAAAGAGAATCTATATCCCTTGCTGTGAAATCTGTGAGGAGGACGAAGAGTAATGTACGAATCCCCTGACAAAATGGTGTCGCACCCGGCACATTATCAATCTGAAACCGGTTTGGAAGTTATCGATGTGATAGAGGCTTTTACGTTCGACCTCAAAGGCATCGAAGCAACCGATACCGGCAATATCATCAAATATGCCTGCCGTTGGAAACAGAAAAACGGCATTCAAGACCTCGAAAAGATTATGTGGTATACACAGCATCTTATCGACCATCTCAGAAAACTCGAAAAGGAGAATGAAAACTATGAAAAATAAGACCGAAATTGTAAAGAGCGTCAGCGGCGCTATGAATAAGACCATGATGAAGGTCAGAAAGCACAGCCCTGAGATTCTCGTAGTGGCTGGAATCGCGGGGACGGTTGTAAGTGCCATTATCGCTTGCAAAGCCACAACCAAAGTAAACAAGATTATGGAGGATACCAAGAACGATATCGATAAGGTTCATACCGCAACGGAAACCGGCGTTACTGAAGCTGGTGAATCTTATTCCGCTGAGGATTCCAAAAAAGACCTCACCATCATTTATGTGCAGACCGGCATTAAGTTTGCCAAGCTGTATGCTCCTGCCGTTATTCTCGGAACGCTGTCCATTACCAGCATCCTTGCGTCCAACAACATTCTTCGCAAGAGAAATGTAGCGCTTGGTGCAGCTTATGCGGCTATCGACAAGAGCTTTAAAGAGTACCGCAGCCGAGTGGTCGAGCGATTTGGCGAACAGGTGGACCAGGAACTGAAGTATAACATCAAAGCGAAAAAGTTTGAAGAGGTTGAGGTCAATCCTGAAACCGGAAAGGAAAAGAAGGTAAAGAAAACGGTTCAGGTGGTTGACCCCAATCTTCAGAGCGATTATGCCGTTTACTTTGATTCAAAGAGCCGCAACTATGAGACCAATCAGGATTACAACCGCATGTTCCTGAAGGCGCAGCAGGCGTTTGCCAACGATAAGCTTCAGACCCGTGGGCATCTGTTCTTGAACGAGGTTCTGGACGATCTGGATCTCCCCCGTACACCTGCCGGTCAGATTGTGGGCTGGACTGCCGATGGTCCGGACGGATATGTCAATTTCAGAATTGTAGAAGTCGAGCGGGAGACCGAAGACGGAAGGCACGAGCCGGTTCTTCTTCTCGATTTCAATGTAGAGGGAAATATCTGGGAGAAGATGTAACTTTAACGCTTCCAGATCGATACTGGAGGTGGTCGCTTTATAAGAGAGGAGTTTAAAAAATGCGAACTATACTAAAGGGCGCGATGTTTCTTCTGAGTCTTATCCTTTGCTTCATTATTATAGCGAGGATAGCCGCAGCCCCGGTAAAAGAGAAACCCGTCGAGGATACATATAACGATGCGTCTTCGACGGTATCTATATCCCCTGTTGAAACCGTGCCGGAACCTTCGCCGCCTGCCGAGGAACCGGAACAGATTGAGGAAGAGTGGCCGTACCCTATTTCGCAGGAAGAAATTGAACTTATCGCGCTGGTAACAATGGCGGAAGCAGAAGGTGAAACGGAACTCGGACAGAGGCTGGTAATTGACACGATTTTAAACCGAGTCGACGATTCGCACTTTCCGGATAATGTAACTGATGTTATATTTCAGCCGAATCAGTTCACATCTATGTGGAATGGGAGAGTCGACCGCTGTTATGTGAAAGAAGAACTTGTAGAGCTTGTAAAGGAAGAGCTGCTGGAACGGACGAATTACGAATGCGTGTTTTTCACCGCAGGCGGATACAGCAATTACGGTGTTCCGATGTTCCAGGAATGCTGCCATTATTTTTCAAGCTATGATTGAAAGGAGCGTTTATCATGAAAGCATTATTTTCTTATGTGTTTTCTACCATGGCCGGTTTGTGCTTAATCGGCGGTATTGCTATTTTATCCGGTGGAAGGGAGTAATCAAACGTGGATATGCTCGATGATTTCATAAATCTGCTTGACTCTATATTGGACAGCAAGCGGAAAAGACATATTACCGGCGGGATTCTCCTGAGCGCTGCATTGCTGTTCGGAGGTCTCGCCGTAACTGTTGTTACGATAAAAAACGAGGAGGATTACTATGAGCAAGATTAACTTCGCTATGTTTATGGCCGGTCTGACTATCGGGTCGGCCGCAACATGGCTTTGCCTTAAAAAGCGATACGAGCAAATTGCCCAGGAGGAAATCGATTCGGTGAAAGCGGTCTTTGCTGAAAAGAAGCCGGAAACGGTGATTCGAAAAGAGGAAAATGAGAACCTTGACAAAGACAACAAAATCAAGGCAGACCAGGCTAAATTGAAACCGGATCTGATTAACTATGCGGCTAAGCTCGCGGAGGAAGGCTATACGAATTATGCCTCGACAAACAATAAAAACGCGAAAGAGGAGAAGGTAAATATGGTTGAAAAGCCTTATATTATCTCGCCAGAGGAATTCGGCGATTTCGACGAATATACCAAGCTCAGTCTGACTTATTATTCGGATGAGGTTCTGGCGGATGAAAACGACGAGATTGTCGATGATATTGATGAGACCGTGGGCGCTGATTTTGCAGCTCATTTCGGCGAGTATGAAGATGATTCTGTGTTTGTCCGCAACGACAGACTGAAATGTGATTATGAGATTCTGAGGGACAATCGTTCCTACTCGGATGTCACAGGCGAATACCCCGGTCAAATGGAGGATTAAATGACAGAGAAAGAGCTGAACAACGAATATTTTGAATGGATGTGTCAGCTCGTATGCAATGAACGGTATTCCAGGGGTCTATCCTATCAAAAGCTGCTGGGGCATCTTCACAATATTGATTTCCAATATGTGATTCCAATGGATAGTAACAGGGCTGAAGACGGGATAGACCTCCGTTACCGTTTTGGATATGAAAAATCATACGAGGGTCCTATGATTGCCTCTTTTCTGGACAATCGGCCTTGTAGTGTGCTGGAGATGCTGATTTCTTTGGCGTTTCGTTGTGAAGAAAACATCATGAACAATCCCGACGTTGGCAATCGAATGGGCCAATGGTTTTGGAATATGATTGTGAATCTTGGGCTGGGTTCCATGAGCGATTCCAGATTCGATCCGAAGTATACGGACGATGTTATATTTCGCTTTATGGACCGCAAATACAAACGGGACGGTGAAGGCGGTCTATTCACGATTGAGCACTGCAAGTACGATATGAGATCGGTTGAGATTTGGTACCAGATGAATTGGTATTTGGACAGCATCCTGTAAAGAAAGGAATTCTGCTATGGTTCACAGCAAAGTGTTTGAGTGTTTTCAAGAACATCTGCCGGCGTTTGCCGAAAAGGTTGAAACCTATTTTCCGAACGGGAAAAACAGTATCCGTGTTCGGCAAAAGGACGGCAAGGAATTTATATTTTCGTTTAACGGAGAAAAAACTTGGCGGTTTGAAACTATCGACCAGTTTCTTGCAGGAATGAAAGGAGGAAAAGTTCATGGATGAAATGGTTCGTTATATTTTCGGGAGCCTTCGGAATTCGGAAACGATGTTCCGGACAATCGGGAAATCCATCAGGAAACAGCAGTCGTTTAACCATAATGTTACGTTTTGGGTAACGGTCGTAACGGCGCATCTGCTCGTCAAAGAGTTTGAGATTCGCAATATGCGTTGCCAAATCGAGGCTCTGAAAACTGAAATTAAGGAGCTAAAGCAGACGGAAGGAGACTAAAAAACCTCGATGATCGACTTTTTAATGATTTCAACACGTAGTACGAAGCGTGGTGTAATAGAAATCTACCCGAAGTTTATCATTAAGAAAAGCTCTGATCTTATGATTAGAGGCGGCGACTTCTATGCCATATGGCTGGAAGACCGGGGTTTATGGTCTACTGACGAGCAGGATGCTTTGCAGCTTATCGACCGGGAACTCGATCGGTATGCAGAAGAGAATCGCAAGAATTTTGATTCAAGTGTTAAAGTCCTGCACATGTGGGACTCTGAATCTGGAATGATCGATTCGTGGCACAAATACTGTCAGAAACAAATGAGAGATTCGTTCCACATGCTGGATGAAAAACTGATATTTTCAAATACGCCTACGAACAAAAAAGATTATGCAAGCAAAAAGCTAAAGTACCCCCTGGAAGAAGGAACCATCAACGCCTATGACAAGCTGATGTCTACTCTCTACTCTGAAACGGAGAGAGAAAAAATCGAATGGGCAATCGGTTCCATAGTCTGTGGGGATTCTAAAAAGTTGCAGAAATTTATGGTTTTGTATGGCGCCGCAGGAACCGGCAAATCCACGGTTCTTAACATCATTCAGCAGCTCTTCGACGGGTACTATTCTGTGTTCGACGCTAAAGCGCTTGGTTCCTCGAGCAATTCGTTTGCTTTGGAGGCGTTCAAGAGCAATCCGCTTGTTGCTATTCAGCACGATGGGGATTTGTCGCGCATTGAGGATAATACCAGGCTGAACAGCCTCGTTTCTCACGAGTTGATGACGGTAAATGAAAAGTTCAAGTCTACTTACGCAAACCGTTTTAAATGTTTTCTGTTTATGGGCACGAATAAGCCGGTGAAGATAACTGACGCAAAATCGGGTTTGATTCGACGATTGATTGATGTGTCCCCATCCGGCGATAAATTGAGCCCGAAGGAATACAAAACGGTAATGAAACAAATTGAGTTTGAACTTGGCGCTATCGCATACCACTGCCAAAATGTATATCTGGAAAATCCAGGCATGTACGATGATTATATTCCGGTCGCGATGCTTGGTGCATCCAATGATTTCTACAACTTCATCATTGATTCTTACCACGTGTTTAAGAAGGAAGACGGAACGACACTGAAAGCCTCTTGGGAAATGTACAAAACGTACTGTGATGAGGCAAAGGTGCCGTTTCCGTTTTCTCAGAGGATTTTTAAAGAAGAACTGAAAAACTATTTCCGCGATTACAAAGAGCGGTTCAATCTGGACGATGGCACTCGTGTCCGAAGCTATTATATCGGTTTTCGGACGGAGAAATTTGAAGAGCAGACGATTTCGGAAAAGGAGGAGCCGGAACAGAAGCTCATCGAATTCAAAGCGCAGCCGTCTGTTTTCGACAAAGAGTGCGCGGACTGTCCTGCTCAGTATGCGACTTCATCAGAAATCCCCACATCCAAATGGGAGAAAGTAAAAACGAAGCTGAGCAGTATTGATACGTCGAAACTCCACTATGTCAAAGTTCCGGAAAATCATATTGTTATCGACTTTGATATTCCGGATAAGGATGGAAACAAGTCTTTTGAACTGAATCTGAAGGAGGCGAGCAAATGGCCGCCCACTTATGCAGAACTGAGCAAAAGCGGGCAAGGCATTCATCTGCATTATATTTATGCGGAAGATCCGGCAAAGCTGAGCAGAATCTATGACGACCACATCGAAGTTAAGGTTTTCAACGGCAAAAGCTCTCTGCGCCGGAAATTGACAAAGTGTAATAACCTGCCCATCGCAACCATCAATTCTGGTTTGCCACTGAAAGGAGAAAAGCAAGTGATAAATTTTGAAGGGGTGAAGAGCGAGAAAGGTCTTAGAACGCAAATCAAACGGAATCTGAACAAGGAATACCATCCGGCAACTAAACCCAGTATCGACTTCATCTATAAAATTCTTGAGGACGCTTATGCAAGCGATCTTCATTATGACGTTACAGATATGCGAAACGCTGTATTAGCATTCGCTGCAAGCAGTACACATCAGGCAGATTACTGTATCAAGTTGGTCAACAAAATGCAGTTCAAATCTGCCGACCAGTCTTCCGGAACAAAAAATGATGACGCTAAACTTGTGTTTTACGATGTTGAGGTGTTTCCGAATCTGTTCCTGGTCAACTGGAAAATTGAAGGTGAAGGAAAGCCGGTTGTCCGTATGATTAACCCTACGTCGGCTGAAATCGAGGAGTTGATGCGGTTTCGTTTGGTCGGTTTTAACTGCCGCAGATACGACAATCACATTCTCTATGCCAAGCTAATGGGCTATACAAACGAGCAGCTATTTTCACTTTCCAACAGAATCATCAATGGGAGCGCCAACTGCTTCTTTGGTGAAGCCTATAACGTTTCTTATACGGACGTTTACGATTTCTGCTCAAAGAAACAATCTTTGAAGAAATGGGAAATTGAATTGGGTATCCACCATCAGGAACTTGGGCTTCCGTGGGATCAGCCTGTTCCGGAAGAGATGTGGACGAAAGTTGCTGAATACTGCGACAACGATGTTATTGCTACCGAAGCTGTTTTCAATGCGAGAAAAGCTGACTTTACAGCTCGGCAGATTCTGGCGGACGTGGCCGGAATGACGGTCAATGACACGACCAATTCTCTGACCACCAAGATTATATTTGGCAACAACCGAAAGCCGCAGGATCAATTCAACTACCGTTTTATGGGTGATGTAACTCCCGATTGCGAACCCTGGACTATCACAGAAGATATGGTTTTGTATGACCATTTGGGAGATGAAAACTTCACCCTGTTTAATAAAGACGGAAAGCCGGTGTTTCCGGGCTACACTTTCGAGGGCGGTAAGTCCATTTATCGCGGCGAAGAAGTTGGCGAAGGCGGTTATGTCTACGCCGAACCCGGTATGTACAGCAACATTGCATTATTGGATATTGCGTCCATGCATCCGAGCAGTATTGTAGCGGAAGAACTCTTTGGTCCTGAGTATACGAAGAGATTTAATGATATTCTTCAGGCCAGAATTGCGATTAAGCATAAAGAGTTCGATAAGGCTAAAAAGATGCTGAACGGCGCATTGGCAAAGTATCTGACGGACGAAGCTGCTGCGGCTGATCTGGCTCAGGCCCTGAAAATTGCAATCAACTCTGTATACGGTCTTACTTCAGCAAGCTTTGACCATCCGTTCCGAGACAATCGTAACAAAGATAATATTGTGGCTAAACGCGGCGCCCTGTTTATGGTAAACCTCAAACACGAGGTCCAGAGACGGGGCTTTATTGTTGCCCATATTAAGACGGACTCCATTAAAATTCCGGACGCGACTCCGGAAATAATTCAGTTCGTTATGGATTACGGCAAGCAGTATGGCTACAACTTCGAACATGAGGCTACATACGACCGCATGTGTCTTGTGAACGACGCTGTTTATATTGCGAAATATAAGGACGGTAAGCACGCCGGAGAATGGACCGCAACTGGCACTCAGTTCCAGGTCCCTTATGTCTTTAAGAAGTTGTTCAGTAAGGAGCCGATTGAGTTCGAGGATATGTGCGAGACCAAGTCAGTAACTTCCGCGCTGTACCTCGATATGAACGAAGGATTGCCGGATGTAAGCGAACTTGAAAAAGAGCTGGAACGCATTGTGAAAAGAGCAAAAGAATTTGGCGTTACGATGGATCTCAGTGGTAACAGTGGAGATGCTGAGCTAGATCCGTTGGTTAAAGAAATCGCTAAAGGCCACAATTATCATTTTATTGGTAAAGTCGGTCAGTTCTGTCCTATCAAACCTGGATGCGGCGGCGGTATTCTGCTTCGTGAAACCGAGAATAAGAAAACCGGAGAAAAAGGATATGCGGCTGCAACTGGTTCCAAAGGCTTCAGATGGCTGGAGTCTGAGATGGTTCGGGAACTCGGTAAGGAAAACGATATCGACCGCACTTACTACAACAATCTTGTAGATGAGGCGGTGAAGTCTCTGTCTTCTTATGGGGATTTCGAACGGTTTGTTGCAGACGAGCCGTTTGTTTCCGACAACACTCCCCCATGGTTTGGAGCCGGAGAACCGCATGAAGAAGAGCCAACGCCATTTGATGTGAGGTGATATCTTTGCTTGTTTTATTGGTTATTGCCCTTGTGATATTTGTGTTGGTTAAATCCGACTTTAGCAACACTTCTTGCGATTGCACCGATGAAGAGTGCAGATCGTGTCCGTTCCCATGTGAAAAACACAATTTTTGAAAGGAGACCAATCATGGCTTATAAGAACGTAGACAACATCATCATTGAAAATGCGCACATCATTTTCAGAAATTTCAAAGGAGAGGAATCGAAATACAATCGTGCCGGAAGCCGTAACTTCTGTGTCATCATCGAAGATTCAGATATGGCGCAGAAGCTGATTGAAGACGGTTGGAATGTGAGGGTTCTCTCCCCTCGTGATGAGGACGAAGAGCCTCGTCACTATATTCAGGTTGCGGTAAGCTTCGACAATATCCCGCCCAAGGTTGTTATGATTACCAGACGGGCACAGACGAATCTTGATGAGGAGTCTATTGCCACTCTGGACTTTGCGGAGATTAGGACGGTCGATTTGGTAATCCGCCCTTACAACTGGGAAGTCAATGGCAAGACTGGCGTTAAGGCTTATCTGAAAACGATGTATGTGACCATCGAAGAGGATGAGTTCGCTGAGAAGTATGCTGCGGAGGAAGGTCCGGAAGAGGCTCCGTGGTATTGATATTTTAGAAGATGGATAAAGGGGTGCCGGCTTAGTGCATGTTCGGTTAAATGTCCAGTAAGGTCTCGATCAGATGCGCGTGTCTATGAGAGTAAGAGGAAACAGCCCCGTTCCATCAATCACCGAAGGGAGAAAAACAAACAGCATAAAGGAGGCGAAATCAATTGTTTTGGAAAAAGAAAAAACCTAAACGAAAACAACCGGTTAAAAAACAAATTCCTAAGCATATCGCTGACAATCTGAAATATGGAGAGAGTGTAGCCGAAGGATTTAAAAAAGGTGTTTCTGAGGTTTCGGAAAAGCCTAATCGAAAAAAGCCCGCCGGTAAAAATTCGGAAAAGCGTTTAGATGCTCGAAAAGAATTTCTGCGAGTGTTCAGACAGCTAACCTACCGGCATCGCTCTTGGGATATATGGAGCGACTTCATTATTATGTTCGCTTGCGCCTTATCAAATCCGGTGGATAAAAACCACTTCGACGAGAGAGAGGCGTTATATTTGCGGACTATCAAAAGATACAGCAAACAGGAGCAGCCATTGTTTTCCGAACTTGCTGCATATACGGTAGTGGCTTTGGAAGAAAATCAAGAGCAGGACTTTTTGGGAAGTATCTACACCGAACTTGGCCTTAACAGCAAAGAACACGAGCAGATTTTTACACCTTACCATGTTTGCGAGTTGATGGCGGAAATCACTATGGAAGACGTTGTTGAAAAGGTCAAGAAAGACGGGTACATCACCCTGAACGATCCTTGCTGCGGCGCTGGAGCTACTTTGATTGCCGGTATTCATTCAGCGAGAAAAAGGCTGGAAAAAGCCAACCTGAATTACCAGAATCATATTTTGGTGGCTGCTCAGGATATCGACATGGTAGTAGCTCTGATGTGTTATATTCAGCTATCTCTCCTCGGCGTTGCCGCTTACATCAAAGTTGGAAATTCACTGACCGAACCAATGACTGAAAATGATTCTCTGGACAACTATTGGTTCACCATGATGTATTTTTCCGATATATGGTCGATGCGGCGACTTCTTAGGAGTTTGTAATGGCCGGTATATCTTTAAGAGATTATCAACTAGACGCTGTTGACAGGATGAAAAACGGCTGCATTCTGTGCGGCGGCGTTGGAAGCGGTAAGTCCAGAACCGCGTTAGCCTATTACTACAAACAAAACGGAGGCGAACTCGGAACAAAAAAATACGTGAAGATGAAAAACCCTAAAGACTTGTACATCATCACGACAGCAAGAAAAAGGGATACGAAGGAATGGGAGGGTGAGCTTCCACCCTTCCTTCTTTCTACTCACCCAGAAGCGAGTTCGTATTCCAATAAAGTGGTGGTCGATTCGTGGAACAACATCGGCAAATATGCAACGGTAACGGATGCCTTCTTTATATTTGATGAACAGAGGGTCGTGGGTTCCGGAGCTTGGGTAAAAGCATTTCTGAAAATAGCCAAGCTTAACGAGTGGATTCTGCTTTCCGCCACACCAGGAGACACTTGGGAGGATTATATTCCAGTGTTTGTAGCCAATGGGTTCTATAAAAACAGAACAGCTTTCAAAGAAGAACACATGGTCATGACCTGGGTAAACGGCAAGTATCCGAAAGTGGACCGGTATTTGGGCGTCGGGCGTTTGATCCGTCTTCGCAATCGAATTCTTGTGGAGATGGATTTCAAACGGGAAACTGTCTCGCACCACGAAGATGTTTACGTGAAGTACGATGTCGCCAAGTATAAGGATGCTTCAAAGCTTCGATGGAACCCTTATAAAAACGAACCGATTACGAATGCCGGCGAGCTGTGCTATGTATGGCGCAGGATCGTGAATTCGGACGATTCCAGGCAAGTCGCTTTGATGGAACTATTTGAGAAACATCCGAAAATGATTGTTTTCTATAACTTCGACTACGAACTTGATATTCTTAAGAATCTCTATTACGGAGATGGCGTCGAGGTTGCAGAATGGAACGGTCATAAACATCAACCAATCCCCGCTTCAGACAGTTGGGTCTATCTTGTGCAGTATACGGCCGGAGCCGAAGGATGGAACTGCATAAGCACCGACACCATCGTGTTCTACTCGCAGAATTACTCTTACAAAATTATGAAGCAGTCTGCTGGAAGAACTGATAGGCTAAATACGCCTTTCAAAGAACTGTATTACTATCACTTGAAGTCGAGATCTGCTATTGATTTGGCGATCAGCCGTGCTTTGAGTGAGAAACGGAATTTCAACGAAACCAAGTATGTAAACAGTTATTCTAAAAGACTCGATTTCAAAGGTAAAAGGTCTGAAACACGGCCTTTTACTTTTCCTTATTTTGCAGTATAATATTAAAGAGGCGATGCTTATGAAAGTTAAATCCAGAATGTCTTGTCCGGTTCGCCGAAAAGACGGAACGTGGACAACGATTATTAAAGAGTTTGAAGAAGATATACCGGATCTTGGTCGAGAAGAGCTTATATGCAATAAGTGTGGACGACCTGATTATCCAAAGTGTAAAGAAACAGTTTGCAAAGCTTGGATATATCATAAAGCAAAGAAAAGGGCTGAGGATTAAACCTCGGCTCTTATTTTTTGCGCTGAAAGGAGATAAAAATGAGTGATTACGGTGTAAAAGAAACCCAGTGTACACGCTGCGGACACAGAGAAGTATGCTCTCTGAAAACAGAATTTCTCGAAGCTCAGAAAGCAATCGATGAAGTATATGTGAGTCGTCCTTGCGAAGATGGTAAAAAAGTATCCATGATTCGCGTCCGCGATATAAAGCACATTGAACCAGTCGAACTTCGTTGCAAACACTACATACCCAACACAGGAGTGAATATCAGATGACAGATAACAAAAAGAGAGGCAGATCAAAAGCTATAAATCCGAGAAGTAAGCAGTATCGTATTCGTCTAACAGACGATGAATGCGAAGCCCTAAAAACTATCGCCAAAAAGCATAATCTTTCAATAAGTAAACTTATTCGCTCCAGAATAATTGAAGGTGAATATCAGATGACAATTAACGAATACCAGAAAGCCGCCTACCGTACCGCCAATCAATCCCTGACCGACTCTCAGCAGCTCCAAAACGGACTCATGGGTCTTAATGG